TTCGGCACTTCAAGGTTACTTAATCCAGACTTGTTTGTGACATATTCCAAAAGCATACTAGCCCAATCACCATCTTTAGCGGCCTTTCTCATATTATTCATAGGGTCCAACTTCTTTGCTTCTCTAGTCATTGTTCCAAGTGTGCCAATAAAAGAACTTTTAAATTCTTCTAAACTTTGAATAGTGCTGTTTTCTATTTCAGCTATTACAGGTTCCAATATTTCTATTAGATAACCTTCTGTTTTTAGTTTCTTTTCCCACGTGTCAACAATCCATTCACGCAAAACAAACCGGTACAAACCGAGTAAAACGGCGATCTCTCCGATAAACAATAGGGGTATAATTTGGGCTAGTTCCATAACTGTCTATTAATTGGGGCCTTAGAAAACAGTTTTGGTAAGTGTGGAACAATGGCCCCGTTAAATATCATCCCATTGTGATTGGGTGAAAGCTGAGGGTTTAGGACAACCCTCCTTTTTCATATTCTTGATTATGCGCGCGGCTGCTAACGCTGCTACTACTGACGCGGCCGGTCCCAAATCCCCTTTTTGTTTTTCGGCTAGCCAGTCGGCGGCGTCATTCTCCCAACGTTGGCACCTAGTAAAAGGCCCAACCTGTCTTTCGGGGTTGTAAAGGGTCACGTATTCGGGGTTTATGGGGTTTTGTGGAAAGAGTGCCCCCTCGGCTTGGATTATAACGTCAGCAACAACGCCTCCCGCCTCCTCGATAAGAGTTTTTACGTCGGGAATATCTAACTCAGGTATTTTTAATTTATCTTTTAAAATATAAGCAAGTGCGCCAATAGAGAACGGGAGCGCTAAATTTTGACTGAATGGTCTGTCATGTAATCGTTTATAATATCGCTTTAGGGCCTTTTCCTGTGTCGCGTTAAGTTTCTTAAACGTTTTACCGTCTGGCATTAATTCAAGGCCCATTTAACCCCGTAATGCGATTAGCTGTTTTTCTCTTCGTCTATATGCCGCTACGGTCTCAGGGTCAACGTCGACGGTATAAGTTACGTTTACCCCCTCATTTACAGCCTTGGAATCTAACAAAGCACTCCCTAGGACTATCATTAAACCTATATCAATCATTTCTTACGTTTCCGTCCGGCCGGCGTTTTACGAAACGCGACCGCCATCTTCTTTAGGTTCAACTTTCCAGATCGCATTCTAAATCTTGGTTTCTTACTGTTAGCTTTAACGTATTTATTCCATGCTGATAGTTTGCGCTTAGGTTTAGTCCCTGGAGGTTGTAATCTTTGGTATGGACTACCGTAATCACGTCGTTCTTCTTTGGTTCTTTTTAGTTCGGCGGCTTCAAGGCCGTCACGATAACCCATGCTGTAATATTCCCGTTCTCTCTCTGTGGGCATTATACGATTCTCATAAATGCGGTTTCGATTGTGGATATGTCCCCACTGTTATTAGTAATCTTGAATTGTAATAGCTTTTGGTTAGCTAAACGGCCCTGAATATTAAATATATTCCAGACGTCCGCCGTTAATGCTTGTGCAGTATCACTAAAGGCGTGACCTAAAGAACTTGTATCATCGTACGCATCGGCCCCAACTATAAAAATATCTGCCGCAGGGTTAACAGGGCTAAGATTAGCATAACTAGTAGTATTGGGACCCATAACAGAAGCTATTGCAACGTTGCCGCCATTAGTGGGTTTGATTGCTATAAAAATATCACTAAACCCTGTCATATCTAAAGGCCATGTGCCATCTGCGTTAGCCGTTGGCGTCAAGATCTCGCCACCGTTGGCGATTGCTTCGTCTCTGTATAATCTAAATTGACTATCACTTGTTACGTGTCCTATCCATATACCTTTATTATCAATAAAACCTGTGTCGACGGTTGGTTTAATTTCTTGGTCTACGTTAATATAACCTTCAACTGGCGCGGTTGTTACACCGGCTTCGCTGCTTGTACTGAATGGTGTATATGCCTTTCGTTTATGTGACATTCATACTAGGCAAAAACCAAGGTCACAGCCATTGTTAAGGTCCCAGTATCGGCATTCGTTACGCCTTCTACCGAAACTTGGTTACTCGCGATTACAGGAATATCTAACGGTATCTGGATAGCCGCAACGGTTACACCATTACTAGTTTCCGTCCCAACTACACCGGCCGAGGCCACTGTGAACGTTTCACTTCCCTGGCTTAAACCGTCCCCGCTCAAAGACACACTTATCGACGCGGCTGCATTAGTCGCGCTATCTGTCGCAACACTGACCATTGCACCAACTATGCGCGATACATTCGCCATTACTTGAATACTGGCGGTTGTCGATTTTCCGTACAAACCGCTTAATGATGTGTAGGTATCTGCGGCCGTAATTTCACCTTCTCTTGTTCTATAATACATGTTTTTTTCCTCTTATTTTATTTCACGGTACGATTCGAATAGGGCCAAGCTTCGCGATCGTCTTTCGACCGAATCCACTAGCAATCATTTTACCGACAAAAGCCGCGCCAAGAGTACCTATGATTTTATTCTTGTTAGCTAAAGTCTGGGTCTGGATAGTTGATAGTGCACCTGCCAAGTTACCGCCTAATGCGGCCTTTAACGCCGTGTCTAACCCCGTACTAGACGCCAGACTGAGAGCCGCGCCCCCTTCTATCGCCGAGATTGTAAAACTCTTTTTTCTTGAGTATCTTCTATTTGAACGTCTACGGACCATAAACCCATTTAGGCGGATTGCCTATTTAGTCTAATGGGTTCTTTCTTTAGCTAATTGGTGAACTTCTTTTAATTCTTGTTTCCAACAACGATCGCAAACATGTTTAATTTTAAATCCCCAAGTACCACAACGCCAACACCTAAACCTCATTTATCCTCGTTAGTTTAGGGGGATTATATCCCCTTGATACGTCTTTATAGACTCTATACTCGGGTTTTCCTTTTTTGTGTCCTATACAGACGGTTTTCTGTGGTAAGATCGTAACATCCTCAAGAAAGAAATCCAATTTACATTTCCTACACCAATAGGCCTCGAATATCTTAGGCCATTTTATTATTCTCTTCTCTAATTTAACATCACAGTCTGGACAATATTTACCGTCACAGTCTTTACCCACGCATAACCCCCATACAGTGCTTACAATAAAAACCGTTGGGAATATCTGGATATAGAACCTGTTTTCTTTCGCTTGTTTTTACACAATACATTCTATATTTGCGGTTCTTCTGATTACATCGGCCGCATTTCATACTAGCAGTACCCATTATTCGACCTGCATGCATTTAGAACACTGTTCAGAACCGTGTGCAGGGTTGAAGTGTGGATTTATTAACATTCCTACATACTGACGGGGATCGTAGGTAGTGCCGCAGTTAGGACAGTCATTTAATTTAATCCAGATATCACAGTTGGTACACTCGGTCCCTGCGGGGCAGTCTGTAATATATTGGTCTGAATAACATTTAGGACATATCAAACCTATATACATTTTGGTCACCATCTCTGTAAAGAACTCGGAACGGTTCTTGACATGCTTATCTAGGAAGTTCTTTAGTGTTACGGGGATCGTTAAGTTAACTAAAGTCTTATCTATTCGGTTACCGTCGCTATCAGTCTGGGGCGGGCGGCCTACGCCTTTTTTCTTACTTACCATACCCAGACAGAACAGACCTATTATATATAATTATATGTATATTAATTGTTTCCTGACAGAGTGCCCCTCAATCCCGAACCCCGTATTACTTTGTATAATACCTATTATAATTCCCAATATAAGAACCCCACGGTTTTTTAATGAAAATAATAAGCCGTCATACTAATAAAAAAGAGTAATACATACATATAATATATATATACTACTTAAATTTACCAAAATCAGACATAGTTTCTACATCTTCTGGACTTGTTTGGGGGATGTTCGGCACTTCAAGGTTACTTAATCCAGACTTGTTTGTGACATATTCCAAAAGCATACTAGCCCAATCACCATCTTTAGCGGCCTTTCTCA